TCTGGAACAAGTTATGTTCAGTTTAATACTTCTTCTCTAACTGCTAACAGAACTATCACAGTTCCCGATCAAAATATTACGTTGGTTGGTACTACAGCAACACAAATTTTATCTGGTAAAACACTGTTGACTGCTATACTTGCAGATCCTACTGATATTACTAAAAAGATAACATTTAGTATTGCAAATCAAAACACAGTTTCTAACGAAAGTTTTCAGTTTCCCCCTACGAATCAACTAAATAACTCAGGTGCTACGAACACTCTGGTATCTGAACTTGCTACGCAGGATCTTACAAACAAATCACTTGTTTCACCTGCAATTAAATTTCCAAATAATACTGCAGGTCAGATAACTTTATCGGCAGAGGGTATTACAGGTCCTCGTGTTATTAAGTTCCCTGATGCTAACGCTACTCTGTTATCTACAGAAAACGTTACACTTGATGATGTTACATTTGGTGCAGGTATCGGTGCTAATAACTTAACTGGTTTGACCAGACAACAACAATTCTTTTATTCTGGATTCTAATAAATGGCTAAACAAGGAATTTTAGCAAAATCAAAACCGTCTGGTGCTACGAATACTCTATTGTATTCAGCACCTGTTGATGCATCTGCAAGTACAGTTTTAACTGTAAATGAGCAAGGTGGATCAGGAACTACGTATGATGTTGCTCTTAAAAATTATGATCAAAAGATGACATTGGGTTCATCTAGTTATCTTTTACATGAAGGTGATGCAATCACAGGTTATTTGATGACATTGAACACTGCTCTACCTAAAACTGCAAACTTGACAGGTGGAACGACAATAACTTCTGTTGATGCAGAATCTACTTTTAAGTTTGAGTCATTTTATATTCCCCCATTTACTGAAATAGTTGTAAAGAAACGTGCAGTTCGTGCTGTCACTGTAGAGAGTGTTAGTGGTAATTTTGCTGTAGGTGAAACATTTGTCACAGGATCAGGTGGTAATACAGCAACTGCTACAATTTTTGCAGTAGCACAAGGATCAGGAAGTACAATCGTATCCATAGGTCCTACAACACTTGCAGGATCTGGATCTGAATTTGCTGCAGGTGATAGTATAACTGCATCTGGTGGTGCTACTGGTACAATAGCTACTGGTGGTATTGGTACTGCTAATAACGAATTTACATTCACAGAGTCTGGTGGTACTGAGCAAATGTATCTCGGTGTCACACTTACAGTTTTTACTGACAGAGTATATCGTTTTAACGTAGCAGACTCATCAATGAGTGGTTTGGTATTCAAACTATCAACAACTGTTAATGGTGAATATGGTCCTGATGGCGACTTCACCGCAACAACTGATAATGGTACAGAATATACTACAGGTAAGACAACTAATGGAACTGCAGGTTCTAGTGGTGCTTACGTTCAATATGATTTTTCACAAGATGCTAGTTTAACTGGTTCATTATATGTTTATGAGGGAACTACCTCAGGAAACGCAGGTGCAGGTTATGGTGGTTCAGATAGATATCTAACAACTTCTGATTCTTTTACATATACTCAATTATATGTTTATGATATCACAGGTACATGGACAAACTCTACCGATCAATTTTTATTCGGAGGTGTGACATATACCATTACTGCTCAAACTGCAGGTGCATATGGGTATATCCGTAGTTATTCGGGTACAACTGCATATGTGGTCAAGGGAATTAACTCTGCTGATTTTACAACGAGTTCTACTTTCCAAGATTGCCCTAAATTAGCAGGTGCAACAAGAACTGCAGTGACTGTAAGTAGCATTGACGTTGCCACAACTGCTGTAGAAACACAAGAGTATCTTCGTAAAGATAATACCCTTGCTGCAGATAGTGCAGAAGAAATTAAATCATTGGTAGTCGGTCCTGGTGAAAGACTGATTGTTGAATGTGCAGCAGCAGAAGCAAACTTTGTTCTAATTGGATTTGAAGATGCTTCAACTGCATTCACAACAAGAACATATGCAGCAGACGCAGCATCTAGCTCTGCAAGCGGCTAATTTTACTCAATAAATAACTAAAAGGCGATAGTTAAATGTCACTAACGAGACTCAAGAATATTATTACGTCCAGAACTGGACGTATCATATATGTCAACCCAGACGATTTCGATGCATCTGATGCGATTGACAATAGGGGTAACTCTGCATTGCGTCCGTTTAAAAGTTTACAGAGAGCATTTTTAGAAGTAGCAAGATTTTCATATAGAGTTGGTTTAAGTAATGACGAGTTTGATGCTTTTAGTATCATGCTCTACCCTGCTGAGTATGTCGTAGACAATAGACCAGGCGATGTTTTATATACAAACGTTGCACCTATTGATGCAAACTCAAACCTAGACTTAACTTCTCCTAACAATGTTCTCTACAAATATAACTCAGTCGAAGGTGGTATTATTGTACCTAGAGGTTGTTCTGTTGTTGGTACAGACCTCAGAAGAACTAAAATAATTCCAAAATACGTTCCATATCCCACTACATATCCAGCTCAAGGTATTAATACGGAAGCTCAGGTTCCACCAAGAACAGCAATCTTCAAAGTCACTGGTGGTACATACTTCTGGCAGTTCTCATTCTTTGATGGAGCAGAGGAGGGAGTATATTTCAAACCTGATTCAGTCTCAACTTTAGCACCTAAGTTTTCTCATCATAGACTTACATGTTTTGAGTTTGCTGATGGTCTTAATCCTTTATCAACTCTTATTGCAAACGGTACAGTTCCTAACGCTGACTACTCTGCAGTATCAAATATTCTAGCAAGAACTGACTTAGAGATATATTATCAGAAAGTATCTAAAGCATTTGCTACAATACCTGATACATCTGGTGATCCTTCAACTGACCAAATACAGGCAAGGGTTGAGGAAAACAGAATCGTTGGTCCTATATCTGATGAATACAGAGTATTACAGATCACACGTAATGGTCAGACTGCAACAGCAGTCACAGTTGATGAATTTGATGATCCTAGAGATCATGGCTTCTCTGTTGGTGTAAACATCAACGTTAGTGGTGTCACTGGTTCGACTGGATCACAGTCTGAAGCAGACGCAGGTTTATATAATGGTTCATTTACTGTCACATCTGCATCTGGAAACGTATTCACCTATCAAATGCAGGGAGAACCAACTGGTAATGCTGTAGGTTCAAACATTGCAGTTAAAACTGAGATTGATACTGTTGACTCTGCATCACCATACGCATTTAACCTATCACTAAGAAGTGTATGGGGTATGAATGGTATGCATGCAAACGGTGCAAAGGCAACTGGTTTCAAATCAATGGTTGTGGCACAGTTTACTGGATTATCACTACAGAAAGATGACAGAGCATTTGTAAGATATAATGCATCAACTGGAAACTATGATGTAGCAACAGCAGGAGATGGTGCACACTTAGATGGTTTCGCTGAGTATAGAAAGGGATGGGGTCATGAACACATCAAGTGTAGTAATGATTCATTCATACAGGCAGTTTCTGTGTTCGCTGTGGGATATCAAGGTCACTTTACTGCATTAAGTGGTGGTGATATGTCAATCACCAACTCTAACTCTAACTTTGGTAATACTGCATTGAGATCAGCAGGATTCAAAGCAAAAGCATTCTCTAAAGATAAGGCAGGTGCATTAACACATATAATACCACCTAAAGCTTTAAATGTTATCTCTACAACTGCTACTGGTGCTAGTGGAACAAATACAATTACGTTAGCAAATGATGGTAGTGTAAATGGTGTCATACAAGGTATGACTATCACAGGAACTAATATTGGAGTAGGAGCGACAGTCGGAAATATAAACGTAAGCACAAGAGTATTGACACTTACAGCTTCAAATACTGGTGCTGTAAATGGAAACGTAATCTTTGGTGAAGAGACATCAATTAACTGGGTTAACATTGACATCCAGAGAACTAAAACTATCAACGCATCACTTGCAGGACAGGGTGGTACACCAGGTACAAGGTTATATCTATATGGTTATACTGTAGAAGCATCTCCACCAACAACAAGAGTACAGGGTTTTGCAGTAGGAGCAAGACAAGATGGTACAGGTGCAAGTGCAATAGCAGATAAAATAAACTGTTTACTTGTAGCACAGGGTGCAACTGATGCAAGTGTACAATCTGCAAGCATATCACCTTATGGTCCTAGTGTTTCTGGTTTGGCAGCAGGTGTTGTTGGATCTCCATTACAATATGATGCTAATACATATACAATTAGCGGTGTAGCAGGATCAGTCGGTGGATGGTATCTATCAGTCAGTTCAGTAAATAATGAAATCTATACAACTTTATCTACTAACACAACATATAACACAGTTAACTTCACACCAACTACATTCCTCAAGAGAATACCTGACCCAAGAGACTTACAAGATAGAACATATCGTGTAAGATATGTAATTGATAAAGATAAGACCAATCCATTACCAAGAGATCCCCTCTCTGGTTATGTTATGCAACCATTGAATAGTGATACTACATCATTTAATTTACAAAGATGTTTCTACATCTATGACATTGAGGTTGTACAACCATTTGTAAGAGGTACTGACGATGGTATCTACTACATAACTCTCTTATGTGGATCTATATCACCTACAACTTCTAACTTTGATGATAGGAAGTTCTCTCAAAATGTCAATGAAGTTTATCCTACATTTGACAGAGATAATCCAATCGCTGATCCTGCTGCTGCAACATCAGTTGCAGATAATGTCACCATTGGTCTTGTTAATGCAACAGATGGTGCATCGCCACCTGTTAAAGATCCAAAGTTATCTATTACAAAGGAATCAACAGTATTCTTACTAACAGATACAGGATGGACACAACCAGGTACTACACCTAACTATGACTCAGTTAATAAAAGATTATCTAACGTAGAGTTAACTGCACGAGCAGGAGACGAAGAAGTAAGAAAGATTAATATACGAGAAAATAATGATGGTACAGTAGCACCAATTAACGTAGAGTTTAGACGACACTCTATCCTAAGATCAGGAAACCATACGTTTGAATACCTTGGTTTTGGTCCAGGTAACTACAGTACAGCGTTCCCTCAGACACAGGTAGAAACTCTAACTCAAGAGCAAATTAGATTCTCACAGTCAATTAAAGAAGAGGGAGGAGTTTCATTCTACTCAGGATTGAACTCAAATGGTGATCTATTCATTGGTAATCAGGTTATCAACCCAGTCACAGGTCAGATCACTAACGAAGATGTTGCACAGTTAAACGTTGTTGGTGAAGAGAGCACAACCATTGAAACATTCTCTGAGTTGGTTCTAACGGACAAGATAACTGTTATTGGTGGAGCATCAAACCAGTTAGAATCTATCTTTGCAGGTCCTGTCACATTCCAAGGACAGAGTACATTTACTAATAATATATCTGCTAAGAAACTTACATACTTTAACCAAGATGGTACTGTTATTAAACAGACTTTACTAGCACCAGAAAATGCAAGTGGACTACCAGATTTCTCTAATATCACAGGATATGATACACCTGCTGATGGAGATATAGTTTACAATATCAACTGGACACCAGGTAAATCACTAGGTTGGATATACTATGGTGGTGCATTTAAAGAGTTTGGACTGACAGACACAGGAGATATTAACATATCTACCACAGGTAATGGACATATAGGTTTAGGAGAAGCACCTGATACAACTTACAGAGTCAGAATTAATGGTTCAGTTAGAATTGACGGAGACGTTGTTGGTACTGGTAGAGGTGTTGTTGGATCAGATAAATATATTACTAAATCTTATACAGGGGATGGTAATACATTAACCTTCGCAGTCACAACATATGGTGGAGGCATCAAACACTCTGATGATTCACTGTTAGTATTCCTCAATGGTGTAGCACAGATTGCAGGAACTAACTACACAGTGGATACAAATGGTGCTAACGTTGTATTCTCATCTGGGGATGCACCTCTATCAACTGACACAGTTCACATCTTAGAATTACCTATCTAATCTCATGGCTATTTCAAGAATATCTGGAAACCAGATTGCTAACACTACAAGTGCAATTATCACAACATTAAAGTTTTTGAATACCAATAGTGTTTTAAAATTACCTGTAGGTAGTACAGCTCAAAGACCTACAGGTATAGATGTTGGTACGATAAGATTTAACTCAACAAATGACTCTGCTGAAATCTACAAGGCAGATGATGGTACAGGAAGTGCAGGTTGGGCAGCACTAGCAGGAGGAGGACCTTCATTAGGAACAGATAGTATAGTTCGTACAAATGCAAATACCATATCAGAAAACTTGACCATAGGACCTACAGCAGGTGCAGAGTTTGCTAACGGTATGAGTGCAGGTCCAATAACGATCGCAAATAACTATACAGTCACCATAGAATCAGGTGGTAGTTGGAGTGTTAGGTAATGGGTCAACTAAACGTTGGATATTTACAAGGTACAAGTAATTCTGGTTTTAAGATTACTCTTACCAAAGAATCTACTATATCACATGAGGGTGATGTTAGATTTTTAACCTCACAGTCATATCAGGATTTACCTGTATATGGTTCAAAAAATTTTCTTGCCCATAAATTCTATCCTTTAGATTTATTCACACCAAATCCTAATGATGCTACTAATGTAGGATGGAATAGCGGTGTTAGATGTACATTAACTAGAGATACTGGAACAGCAGGTCCTACAGGTATAGGTGGAGTGCCATTAAAGATGGTCACTACTGGTAATGATTCATATACAAATACATATAATTCATCAGCATATAATGTTTGCCCTGCTGCTCAAGGACAACAGTGGACTTTTAGTATATACGCAAAAGCATCTGGAACTCAAAGTAATTGTGAGTTGTATCTTTTTGAATGCCCTGATAGTGGAAGTTATACAGTCGCACATAATACCGCTATTACTATACCAACAACATGGACAAGATTTTCAATAACAAGAACACTAAGTAGTGCTAGTACCACTAATCTTCAAGTTAGAGTTGGTGGTCCTGATAGTGGACATAACGGTGGAAGTATATGGTGGGTAGGAGCACAACTAGAAAGAGGAGCAAGTGCATCAACATTTGCTGATGGTGGTGCTGATACTGCAAAAGAAGATTCACCACATGAAACTGGTAGTATTCAGTATAATGCTGAGACACAAGGATTAAGATTATATAAGGATAATGTATGGGTAAATGAGGCAGGAACTACAAATGTAGCAGGAGCAGTCGGTACTATTGGTACAGGTGGAGGATTTACTGTAGCAGAGGGAGCAATAAACACAAATCATCAAGGAGTCACAGGAACAGAAAATCCAATACTATTTGAAGGATTAAGATATAATGATGGTACAACTGGTGATGAAACTTTAAGTGCAACAACTAATACACGTTCATTCTTAGAGTATGTTTCATCAACAGATAGTAATGATTTTGCATTTCATACAGGACATAGCAGTCCAGGTAATGTCAACTGGCCACAGTTTTTTGCAGTTAAGGTGACTGAGTGGGATTTTGGACAAGTGTTAAATAGAATCAGATGGTATAAACATGCAAACATGGTTGGTAATGTAAACGTCTGGGGATCTAACCAAGATGTTCATCGTGGAAACTTTACTCAGACAGCAAATCTTTGGACATATCTTGATAGACTTCACTTTGGTGGATCAGGTTCTGGTAGTGAAGGAGGACAAGTATCTAGATCTTTTAATAACACAGCAGGTTATCGTTGGTATATGCTTGAAATGGTCGATATTAATTCCTCTGCACTTGCATATCCTTCAGTAGGAACTCAAGGTGGATGGGCAGCATATCCATTAACATTTGATAAAACATAAACATGAGTCAATTAAACGTCAGTCAAATGGGCGGTACTCCGCAAACTGTAGATCAGGTCAATGTTTCGACTGGACATACCCTAGAGATTGAAGGTACTCTGAAGTTTGCTCATAGAGGTGCACACAGAGTTCCTACTGGCACAACTGCAGAAAGACCTAGTGTATCTAATAGTAAGGTAGGACAAATAAGATTTAATACTACAACTGCTTCATTTGAAGTTTATAATAACAGCACATGGATAAGTGTAGGAGTTGCAGGTTCAGCAGGTAATACTGCAGGTAATTATAGTACACCTGCTAGAAATGGTAGAGCAATAAAACAGGCAGGTAGACCCTCTGGTTATTATTGGATACAACCCATAGGATATGATTCTCCAACATATTGTTATGTTGATTGTGATAATTATGATGGTGGATGGGTATGTGTTATGACTGCAGGATCGTCATCAACTAATCATTACGGAATATTTGAAGCAGATAATTTATATTCTCAAACAATTGATGGTGTGACAGCACAATATGTTCCTGTATCTGGTAATTATTACAGTGAAACAAATGGTAGGAAGTATGCTGATACATTCATTCGTGATGTATGTTCAAGAGCTAATGGCGGTGAAGAGACAATAAATGTAAGACTAGCAAAGAATAATACACAACCACCAGGCGGTGTATATGATACATACAATGGTGGTACAGTAGCAAATGATGAATGGAACTATGCCTCATTCATTAAATATCGTGGCGGTATTCAATATCATAGTGCGTTAAATACTGGTGGGGATAGTCGTCAGGGTGACAGACGAGAAGGAAACTTTAGAGTCTCTCATGTATATCCTTACAACTGGGAGCAACCTGGCGGATGGGAGCATATTAGATTATATGATAACAATTATAAAATATTTGATTATCACTCAAATCCATCTAGCAATCAGACATCTCGTTATAGTAATAATAGAGTTCTGTGGGGTTATACTGGTACTACCTCAGCAGGTATCTATGGTTCAGGTCCTGCCAGTGGTCAAGGTCATCCAGGTTATTTCTTTGTAAGATGAGTACATTAAGAGTAGAACAATTAGTAGCAAACTCGGATCATAATTTTGAGATTCGTTTTGCTCCTAGTGCCAATTTATTAATAAGAGGTGGTTATGCTGCTGACCCTGATTCTGGTTTAATATTACCTGCAGGATCAACAGCAGATAGACCTTCAGCACCAGACGCAGGACAGATACGTTATAATACAACTGAACAAACTGTAGAGGGATATAATGGTACTGTATGGGTAAACTTGATGAAGAGTGCAACTTCAACTGCTTCTTCTACAACTACTGATGTACCTCGTAAGGGATTATTCATGTGGTTAGATGCTAATAATGAAAGATCATTAAAACCTCAGGCAAGTGATCAAGATGCAAACTACTGGTATGATATAAGTGGAAATAATTTCCATACTGCCATACCTACAGATAGATATGCTCAGGACAATATTAATGGTCAAGTTGTTAAATATATGGATTTTTCTGAAAATGGTTCTGGTTGTGCTAAATTAGTTTCACAGGGTAATTATACAGATACACCTTATTTTCCTCATTTATCTGTCATCTTTTTCTTAAAATGGAGAACCTCTGATAGTCAATGGAGAACACCATTGAGATCAAGAAATAGTGACCATCATATCATTGTACAGGATGGTACAAAGAATCTTGGTATGTATGATAATGGTGGTAATGGTTTTAATGATACTGGATATGATATTAACCAGTTTCCTGACTGGGATACTAAATTAAATATGTACACATGGAGATTATCTTCATATGAATCTGGACAATACTCTCCTAACTATCAATGTTTTTTCAAGGATGAAGCAAATGCTCGTGCTACTATCAATAGTAGCAATAGTAGATTTGCAAGAGGATTCCACCACATAGGTGCATGGGGTGATAGTAGTCGAAATCCTCATAGTTCATCTCAAAATGCAGGTGGTTTTGGTGTCTTTATGGTCTATAATAGACATATTACACAGGCAGAAAGGCAACAAATTTATGATTACTACAAAGATACGTACGGTATCTGATAAATAATACGAAGGATAAAATACTGAAATGTCTCAATTAAATGTTGATAAAGTTGTTTCTCTGAGTGGCGGTGGTGGTACTGCTGAGTTTCAGTTGGTTTCTAATGGAAATTTTAATTTTGACTCAGGAACTTTTTACATAGATTCTGCTAATAATCGAGTTGGTATTGGAACTACCTCACCGAGGGTAAGTCTCGATATTGCAAATACAGATGGTATGATAGTTCCTGTAGGAACTACAGTACAGAGACCAGGATCGGCAGTAGAAGGTATGTTCCGCTACAATAGTACCGATCGAACCTTTGAAGGATACGCACATAACTCTACTACAAATGTCACAGAGTGGGGACCTATTGCAGGTGCAGGTGGAATACCGACACAGAGTACAAGTAGATATAGTGATGACTATTCAGTTAATGCTTCACTTAAATCTGATGGTACAAACGCATTTTGGTCTTTGGATGGTACAGATACCGATTGGTCAATGGCAAGAATTTGGACACATGGATATGTAGGAGGAGGATATAGATCAGGGTCACCTTGGAGTAATGTTAATAGAACAGTTCATGCTACTGATACATCAACAAACTTAGGAGATACACTAGACAGATCAGGTGCATATATGTCTGGATCATGGAATGATAGGAGACACTTCTATCACTCAATGGAGAACACATACAGAGGATCATCAACATATACCTCTGGTTTTAGTATGACAAATGAAGCAGGTATAGCTCATCAATCTGCATGGGATATGACAGTAAATAGAGCATCTATGGGTTCATTCCAAGATCATGTATTTGCAGGAGGATATTCTTACTTACATGGTGGTGGTAATGCAAGAACTGACGTATTTAATCTTACAACAGAGGTCATGAGAACTTCTGGATTCCCACCTGATCAGAATGATGGTGGTGATGACCCAACATGGGGAGGACATGGTAGACTCATGGGATGGTGGAAGAGATCAGGTTCAAGAGCAGGATTTAGATGGGCAAACGAATCATGGACATCATGGAACCACGGACCAGGTGGTGATGGATGGAAGAAAATACTTCCTACTATGATCGGTCACATGTACGTTGGAACTGGTAATAACGCACAAAATGGTAATCAAAAGGTTGATGATACTACAGGCATACAGGTTAGAGGTCTTGACTTTGGTAATATGGGTGAAGAAAACTTTGAAATGGGTATGAGAAAGGGATACTGTTTAGGAAACTACAATGGTGCTCAGAACAATAATACCTTCAAGGTGAACTATGGAACCGATTCATATAATAATCTTGGTGGATCATCACCCCCAACTGGTCACGATGGTATGAGTTCTGCTCACTGTTGTTCATCCAGTTCAATATCTGGTACAACTACTGGTGGTTCAGTGCAATACGACTACGGTACAACTATTCCTAATTACTAATGGCAACGAATCCTGACATAATCGTCATAGACGAAGAAAAATATCCTCATATTGCAACTGTAGGCACAAAGATGGGTGAAAACCTTGCTTTGGAATACTATTCTTTAGATGATGAACAATTCCAGTATATACCACCTCATATACACTATCTAAGATTTGACTATAATACAGCAAGTTTTGGTATGAGATATTGGGGTGAAGTCAGAAGTATGAAATCTGAATATGGTGTAGATGATAGTGGTACAACTTTAAAAGAAAAGGTAGCAGTTGACTCTACACTTGGTGCTAAGTATGTTAATCCTTTTATGAAAGGGGTAATAACATTAAAGATTCAAGAGATATTTGAAGAAAGATATTCAACATTATATGACTCATGGGGTTTCTTAGAAAGAGAAACATGGGTAGATCAATTATGTGAGGCAACCGCATATATTGCTGATAATTCCTTTGAGACAAAACTGATACATAGATTAGCAGAGGTTAGAGGATTGACAACCGCAGACTTTGCTGCTATAGTGATTGAGAAGCAAGCATCATGGAAAACTAAAGTCTATGACCTTGCAGTTCAAGAACAAACATTGATAACCAAATTAAAATCTTGTGCTAATGTAGCAGAGATTAATGTATTCTTAGAAGATTACTTTGGTGTAGCAATGACAAGTGAACAATGTTTAGATTACGGAAGGTGCACAAAGGATGAAGAAACAGGACTCATCAGCAGAAAAGAATCAATTAAGTACGGAATCCAGTTCTAAAGGACATAGGAAACCTAAGGTTTCTATTCCATTTGAAAAGACATTATCAGACATGGAAGTCACAGCTAATGAAGGTTGGGACTTGAGTGAATTTGATAAGAATTTAATTGATTGGACAGACTCACAGTTTTTCGGGCAGACGGAATATCAAAACAAATATTTTGTAGTAAACTCACAAGTCACTCCTTGGCGACAAATGAGACAGGCGATCATGGAAATACAGACTCGTCTCAATGCTATACAAAAAGTGACCATACAATATAAACGTACGAAAAATGATATTGAACGTACGAAGGTAGAAATGGAAGAGGAGGAAAATAAATTTTATAAGCAAGATAAGGAGTATGAGTTAGAATTACTTTATATTGACCTACAGGTGTGGGATAATAAAATGCGTCAATCAAAGGATGAGATAGAAGGTTTACTTAGAATTATCAAAGAGAAGTTAGGAAAAAATCCTGATGAGGAATATGACTTTGAAGAACTTAAAGAAACTGTATTGAATAAAGAGATTGAAGAGAAAGAAGAGCATAAGTATTGGATTGCAAGGATGGCAAAGCAATCTGCTCTTGATTTATTAACAACTGGTAGATTACAGGCAGGTAATCTTGATAGTATGTTAATGATGTCACCAGAAGATCAAGCAGCAGTGACCGATCTTGCATTAACATATTCTACTGCTATGAATATCAACATAGGTAAGATCAAAGCAGCAGCAGAGAAAAAGGTCGAGCACCTCATGGAAAATGAGACACCACAAATGTTTGATACTACAGGAGTCCTAACTGATTATGCACACAACAATGTCACAGGAAGATCTATTCTCCCTTCCGATAAACCCGAAGATAAGTCCTGATGATATTGAAGATAAGGTAATACCTTTTCTTAATAAACATAAGCATTTAATATACGACCTGTATTTTACTACGAGGATGCCACCCTTCATGCAAGACGCAATGGGGGATGTATTTCGTGGTGTAAATGATAGTAAACAGGCAGTAAAGAACGCATTTTATATTGCTCAAAAAACAGAACTACCATTATCTGCTACATTCAATAATATATGGGTGAAACCAGATCAAAAAAATCTTGAGGAATTTATCACCAATTTTAAATTTTTATATGATAATGGTGTACGAATAGCAACCATTCCCCATACATCATGGGTAATGACAGGACAGATACAGAAAGAATATCCAGAATTAAAAATTAAGAATACTATACTCAGAGAGGTATCAAAACCTAATGAAATAGTATCACTTGCTAGTGCAGGTTTTTATTACATTAATCTTGATCGTGATGTGATGAGAGATAGACCACTCTTAGATAGACTCAAGCAAGCAAAAGAATATTGTGCAGAGAAAGGTAATCCAGTAAAACTATCTTTACTTGCAAATGAGCATTGTTGGGGTGGATGTCCTATTATGCCAGAACATTATCATTATAATAGTACAAGGAAAGATAGTGACCCTCAGTATTTTAATAGTGATATTAGTAGAGTATCTTGCTCACGTTGGGATGCTTATGACCCTGCACATTCATTAAAAGAAGCGAATCTACCGCCTTGGAGAGAGGATTGGGAAGAGTTTTTAGATGTCATAGATGTATTTAAGTTGCATGGTAGAGAGTCAGCAACCAGATTTAAAGAGTCACTAGACTTGATACAACGTTGGGATGAAGGTAAAGATATATTGTATCCAGAATTTGATGTGTATATGAAAGATGTCAAGGTTAAGGATGCACCTATAAATATATGGCGAAACAAAATTAAAAGTTGCAGATTTGATTGTTGGGATTGCAACTATTGTGAATCTGTGGTAGAATCAGCATTGAAGAGGGAGAAACGTACTATGAATCCTTATGTGGATCGTGTGATCCGAGCTATTGACGCAGCAACGGATGACAATTCTAGGTTTAATCCAGAAGGATATGATGTTTTAGGATTATCATCTGATAAAGTCAGACACTTATTAAATAATCTATGTTCAGAACGTGGCACAGTATATGCTGATGTTGGTTGCTACATGGGTAGTACACTATTTGCAGCATTATTTAAGAACAGTGCAGTAAACGCATATGCTATAGATGATTTTAGTGATGGAGTCATCAAACCAAAGAAAAAAGATTTAGGTAAAAAGTTTGATGTAGAAAATCCAATAGATGAAATGGTCAAGAACGCAGATAAATGGATGAATCTTGATACCTCAGTTGGATTTGCTGTCAAACCTGTATTACAATGGTTGCCTAATAAAGAGTATAGACCTGATGTTATATTCTATGATGGTGAAGTGGGTGATAATATGAATAAAAACTTAGAACATTTACATGAACAGGCAAAGGATACTTATATTTTAGTCATAGATGATGCTAACTTTAATGGTGTAGTGGACAATGCTAAGAAGTTTCAAGAAGATAAGAATGTAATCTTTGAAAGAACACTTAGGACAGAGATAGCAGAAGATGATAAAAGTTGGTGGAACGGATTACATATATTAGTAATTGAAAAATGATTGACATAAAAGATAATTTTCTACCTATTAGAGAATTTGAACAAATGCACTCGGAATTGATGGCATGGAATTTTCCTTGGTACACATCTAAAGTTGTTAATGATAATGACCAAAATGCAGGTAATAATATGCAATTTACTCATCTATTTTATGAGAGATATTCTCCTGTAGATGATACGATAAACATATTACATCCTGTATTAAGAGTCATACAACCAATTTCTATATTTAAGATTAAGGCAAATATAATGCCTAATCAAGGAAAAGTGATAGAACATGGTTTTCATCATGATGTCACAGACTCAGAGTTTCATCCTATCAAAGATCACATGAAAACATCAATCTTTTACATGAATACATGTGATGGATATACTAAGTTTGAAGATGGTACTATAGTAGAGTCAGTTGCTAATAGATTTGTGACATTTCCAAATCATACGGAACATACAGGTACAACTACATCTAACTCAGACTATCGTTTAGTTATTAATTTCAATTATGCTTAAAAAATTATTCAACAAGTACTTAAACCTTGTTAAAAAAATTGATGAAAGACACTACTGGCCCCTGTTTATCTTTCTATCATGCTACTTTGTTGTACCATATAGTGAGTTTGTAATCACAGCACTCATCATATTATACTTTAAGTTTTCT